TATGTTAGCAGTTTATTGGGGCTTGGTGAAATGGTAAGTGTAGCTATTCCATCCTAGTATTGGCTTACCAAATGCATTCATTATTTCTTGTTGCAATTTACCGATACGCGGAGGTTTATTAAATTTTAGGTTTGTTTTTAAAAGGATTTGTCCACCTGGATTCAAGAATTCAAACATGTTATCACGCCAATAAAGCCAATCCTTTTCATAAAATTCTATTCCTCTTATGTCATTGAACTGTGTTCTAAAAGCTGTTATGACATCATATGTTTTTGGTAGTTGTATATGTTTGCTTTTTAAAACTTTTAATTTAAACAAATCTAAATTGTAATGCTGATGAATTTTATATACAGGATCGTCTAAGCGTTTTTGTACTTCTGTGCCTTGTGTATCATGTCCTATTGTGTTACACAATTTTAAAAATTGTCCTGCTCCTGTTCCTATATCTAAAATAGATTTTTTGTTACTGTTTTTTAAATTTAAGTAATTTATAAACGAAACTTTTTCTGCGGTCTTTCTATCTTTTGGTGGAAAGTATCCTTCCATTGCATAAACTGTGTCTGCATGTTCATCACACCAATCAGATGTAAAGTCGTCAAACAAAATAGATCTAGCCCAATCTAGTTCCCTACCAGAGCAACTGTGTTGGCTTCTATCACTTCTATATTTTGCTATATCTATCATTCTTTGCTCGTTGTTGATTTAATACCTTGGCACTTTGTGAAGTAAGGTTTGTAAGCTCTTATCCATGGACATAGTTGTCTACACATAATTGCATCATTAGGCCACCAACCTATATCTTCTTGTAATTGCATTACCTCTCTTGCCGCTTCTGGGTAAATTATATAAGCACTATGACCAGGTAAGCCTTGAGGTACATCATTGCCTGTAAGCCAAGGTACTTCATTTATACCATTGTGTAATTTTCTATCATAGTCTTTTGCGGAGAATGTAGCACCTATTGGATCGTTAATGCTTATTGCTCCGTTGTCTGGAAACCATTCTAGCACACTTAAATCAAACTTTCTTGTGAATATTGCATCGTGTTCTAATATCATAATCGGTTGATTAAGCGTAACACATTTTCGCCATAACATGTAATGACTTTGTGCGGCCGCAATTCTTTTATCATTATCATATGTTTTATATGCAGAAAGCAATAGTCCCGTTTTTGGACAGGTTATCTTTTTTCTTAAAGGCCATGTGTAGTTTACCTTCCACATGTTTTCAGGAGTGATTGCAGGAAACTTTTCTACATCTAAATGAGACTCTGTTTCAATAATGCTACGTACACAACAATCAGAATGTTTTTCACTATCTTCATGATTTTGTATGTAAATTACAAAGGCTTGCATATCTTTAAAATATAACTATCCTGTTTCTTTTTACTACGCCAATCATGGTGCGTAACTTTATAATTTCCTATAGAATCTAATAGCTTATGCCATTTTTCTAATTTAAAATCTTCTGCATGGCTTTTGATCCATGGATGGTTCATGTTTACCTTGTCTAGGTTCCAAACATCTTCTATGTAATATGTGTCTGTAAATTCTATTAGGTTTTCAAATGTTTTACGCTGTCCATCTGGTGTATGTAAACCGTCGTCTATAATAAAATCAAACTTAACACCAAGTTGTTTAAAGTAATCGTTACATTCTTTTGCTGTGCTATCAAGTTTTGCATATTTTACTCTTACATTGTTAAGCATTGGAAGAGCTTCAGGAGCAACCCTTTCAAACGTGTCAATGGTATAGATGTTTGCATTTGTAAAATATTCTAGCCATACATTGATGCTTTCACCTCTAAAGGTTCCAACTTCTAAAATGTTAATTTGCTTTTGACGTAGTTGTTCAAAATCTGCTTCGTACAATTCGTTGTAGCTGTGCCAAATTTTTTCACAACTATACTTCTTAAACAATTCTAACATGTTCATACTCTTACCTCAAACTGATCAGAATGGAAGTTATTTAATTTTAATCCCGTGTTGCTTATGAATTTGTCAACTGCTTTTTTTACACCAGGCTTTTTATCTCCGTAATCATCTCCGAACAAAATTCCTCCAGGTTTAATTACTTCCAATGCTCTAGTCAAATCATGCAAGCAACCTTCATATGAATGGCTTGCATCAACGTAAATCCAATCAAGTGGTTCAGTGAAAGTATCAAACCATTCTGCTGTGGACATCCTGTGTATAGTTACTGGACGGCCAAAGAATCTTACCTTTACGCCTTCGTATATACGATTGTAATACTTTACAAAGTCTGCAGGATCTCTTGACTTAACTAACTTTGAATATCTATCAAGATATGCTTCATAGTCGCCGTGCTCATCAGATTCTTCATACACTACTGGCGACCAACTGTCTACTAAATGCACATGCCTTGCACGTTTTAAAAACTTTTCGGAACTATTGCCCTGCCAAACGCCAAGTTCAGCACCTACACTTCCTTCTGGTATCCTTTTCCAGGTTTCATCTGTGCCTGGATTTTTGCCGAACATCATAATTTTAATCCTTCATACATACTTATTTGATTTTTTCTGCGAAACCATGAACACTGGTATGAATGTCATTGAAAGGTTTACTCAGTATCTGATACCAGCCCCATTCATTTGGTAACAGTTTATGTTCTTTTACTAATTTTCTAACCAAAGCATGATCAAAATGTTTCCTATGATGAATAATAAAATTACTTGGCAAATAATGGAACCAATCATCATTAGGATCATTCTTATTAACTTCGGCCCACGTGCCTGAACCAAATTTAGGTCCTCTGTTTTCTCGACACATGAAACCAACCGGTCCTTTTTCGTATGCTCTTCTAAGCCAGTGATGCATGTCTACCTGTCTGTCGATCTGTGTGTTCCAATCACACCTTATTATTAAATCAAATCTAACAGGAATCTTTTTTAACAAATCACTATATTGTAAAATAGGTACTATACCATAATATAAATCGTCCCAATGCAGTTTCTTATCTAAGTAATTTTTAAACTTTCCGTGTTTACATTCAACCTTGGCTTGCATTGGATGGTAATGCCATTTAGGATAGTGCATAGTAGATAATCTATCATGATACTTGGCAGGCACAAGATTAGTTTTGTTAGTAAAGGAATGAAAATAAAAATTTGAACCTGGAAACTTTTGATCCAACAATTCTACTATGTTTGAGCCTTTATCATTTACTCCTGTTATACAAATTGCAACTTGCATTATTCAAAAAACCACCTATAGATATTTGTTGCAAGTAAATGATGACTTTTCATTCCAGGATGTGGATGAGGTTGATCCAATGCATCATCAATAAAAAAGTCAGTCTTCCAATCAAATGTTTTTAGTCTTATATCATTAATCATCATTTTATTAAAATATTTTTTATGCTCTTCGGGAATACTATGATTAGAATATAAGTGATAGCTTCTAACATTTTTACTTTTTAAGTAAGCATGAGCATAATTTATAAAGCTAACATTGTTAAAGCAAACATCAAAATCATAATGAAATGTTCCATAATGTTGATCTAATATTTTCAAGTATTCTTTTTCGTTTGCCGCTCCGTGATATTCATACCAAGTATCGTCTAGGTTATGCGACATGTCTGGCCTTAGCGGAATAATGTGTAATTTATTTTTTGGATCCTTCCAAATAGTTTGTCTGTCAAAATTAGTCCATAATATAACTACAATATCTTTTTCAGTGTAATCATGTTCTAATATACGTTTCAAAATTGTTTTATTAGATATACCTGGTTTAGAAAGATTATATAATTTTTTAAATCCACATATTCCTTTTAGATGATTTGGCCAAGCCATGCTAGATGGACTAAATCCATGGGTCATCATGTCTTCTTGGATGCAGTCTGCGAGTCCGTGGCCGTACGTAAAACTGCAACCAAATGTTTTTAGGTTGTAACTTTGTACGCCCATGTGTTTCTCCTTGCTGAGGTATCAAAATCAAATCCCCAATGCTCTATATCTTTCTTATACCATTCAGCAATTATGTTAATTGTTCTATCATTATATAGATTTTTGTAATCTTCTTTGATGCTTGTTACGTTTCTTGCTCGCGGCATTTCACCTATTTGAAAGTAATCTAGTGCTTCAACATTTAGATGTTCTAAACGTAAGATATCGCAACGCACTGTTCCGTCAGTATCAGTCACATGATCCAACTGCGGATACCATCCCCGTATGGCTCTATACCATGCCAGATCTCTGTTGCCCCAAACATGCCGTTCTTCTATAAAGTGTTCTAATGATCTAGTATCAGCATAAGATGGCTTTATTAAACCTCTATCAACTGCTTGTTTTGCAAATAGATATCTACTTACTACCTTGCTCCAAGGGTTTCGTATGATAGCAAAACACTTTACGCCATTTGTTGTATTTGGATTTACGTCTCTCCATCTAGCATGTTCTACGCCCTTTGTATCACGTTCTCCATACTCTTTCATAGTGTCTCGAAAACGTTTGTAATCAGAAATCATATTTCTATTGACTGCAAGTATTCTCTTTTTGAATACTTCGCTTTCTCTGATAGTCATGCCTCCATTTTTTGGTATGTGAATAAAAAGTTTCATTCGTACTCCGTATACTCCTTTTCTTCTACAACATCTGAATCTGTATGAATGTTTATTTTTCTTTTTATTTCTGCTCGTTTATCATTGTACAAATAAACATCTCTAGCTAATTGTATAAATCCCCAACCAAAATTATTTTCTGCTTCGCAACGTCTTTTACTGTTTTCTATATCCCATAGTCTTGAATTAATTTCAAATAATTCTTTTGTAAGATTTTCTACAACAGGATCGTTATTTAAAACTTTATTTTCTAAGTAGTCTAATTCTTTAATTACATTTTGTAACTTATTAGAGTCAGTTACACGTTCTTTTTTTATTCTAAGAATTGTAATTTTATCATAGAGTTCACCTATTGAAACTTCTATTTCAACTTTCATGATATATCCTTATACCGTTATCTTTTGCTCTATGCATATGGTGACTCCATTTTCCTGAATGACTTGTTGTATATATGTGTATGTTTTCAGGATGGAAATATACCTGAGATAAATGTAAAAATCCACTGTCTATGCCTACGTGTAATTTTGCTTTTGTCATTGCGTATGCTATGTGTTTTAAACTGTTCTTCAAATAATTATTTTGCGATTCTCCACCAACAACGACTACATCATAGTCATTATACTTGTTTAGAATTTTTTGTTGCATACCACTGTTAATACTACGCCTACGTGAAGTACTATCCCACTGAACTGTAATAAACTTGTCAGGTAGAGACAAGTCGTTACTACAGTCTTCGGCTTTTAATTGCGGAAAATATTGCAAACAACTTGTTAGGTCAACACCTTCGCTAGGTTCAAATCTCTGAGGATAGTCTTTGTATATTTGTGCTTTTGCATTGTAATATCCTTGTGATCTGACATAATTTACAAAGTCAGAATTACTCCTAGGTTCAAACTCTAAATGTGGGATTATGTTAACTTTGTTATCTGGAAAAAGATCTAAAATCTCTGCCCAGCTTTCTGGTTTATTTCTATTCCAATGATGTTTGGTCAAATGTAAATTAACACTATCATCATTTGCAAGTGCATAGTTATAAGATAATAATACACTATGTACCCTATCTCCTAAACCTGGTGCTCCGTAAATAAAGTTTTTCTTAACCGTGCTAAACGCTCGCATCACTAAATTTATCAACCAATTGCCTCCATTAACTTTGTAACATTTTCTCCGTGTTCTGGTAAAAGGTCTTTTAAGAAAAAATGTATAAAACGTGCTTCGGGCAAATGTTTATCATCTATGCCCTTGAACAATCCATTCCAACGCCAATTCATGTTAAGCGTAGGAATGTTTTCTTTCTTTACCCAATAATTTAACAGCATTTGATCTGTTGACCATTTACGATAACCAATACCGTCAACAAAGTCTTTGAACTCAGGTCTGCGTATAAACTGTTCTGCTGTTTGTCCTTTAAGATATGGTAAAAACTTTTTACTGTTAATGACCATCATTCCCATGTTATAGAATTCAGCACCAAGTTCATTCCATTTCCAATCTACGTCTTTAATATTTTCAAATGCGGCTTTGCTATATTTTCTTATCTTGCTTTTATATTTTTTTGAACAAGGAAGCTCTCTTTCTGCTACGGCACCAAAGGCATATTCATCAGTTAGGTCCCAAAATATATTAGGTGCTTCTTGTCTTATGTAAATGTCGCTATCTATGATTGCTACTTGTTCGTATTCATTTAGATATGTAAATGCATTTTCTTTCTCGTATATAGGCATATAACCAAGACGTTCAACTGCTTCTTTGCTACGTCCTGTGACAGCCATATCTGGTCTAATTTTTAATATTGGCTCACGTTGAACTATGTGTGTCATATTATATTTGTTACAATAGTCTGCAACGCTTTGTATACAATGCTCATACAGATTGCTTTGTTTTCCAACAGCAACCTGATAAATCATTCTTTTCATTTTAAGTCCTTTGTAAAACTCATTTTATCTGATTTATATGTAACCTTTTCTTCCATATCAAATTCCATATCTACTATACCATCACAAAGCATCCAGTCAGCAGGCATTGCTCCATTGTTATGCACCCAATCTAAAAGTTTTTTTGCACCTACTGGACGCAGAAGATATGCTCTTGCTCCTTCATACCAAGTACCTGCTGGAATAGGTTTTGCTTTTTTAAATCCTTCAAATTTATAAACGTCTGTTTGAATAATTGATCCCATTGGCTTTTTAAAAATTACATCATGTTCAAATACACATATAGATTGTTGTTCTAGAAAACATCTTTGCCATAAAAGATATTGGCTTAAAAAGCAACCTTGTACTCCTGGAGATTCCATTAGTCTTTTACATTTTTTATTTTGTTTATATGCAAAAAGATTATGATCTGATAAGTTTTCTTTTGTGCCGTCGACACCAGGAAATAAAGATACGTCCCAACCATGAAACCTTCCTGTTTCTAATGCACGAATGGCCATGTTTACACTGTTTTCATATTTTGGCAAGTATACTATGTAACCTTTCATGGTAGATCTCTTATTTCTTTAAGTATTTTTTGATACCAGTGTTCTGGTAGCCATTTTACTTGTGCTGATTTAAATCTTTTATCTTCTTTTTTACTTCCTTTTCCTGTGCTAAAAATTTCATCTCTTTTCATGCCCCATGCATTCCATTTGTAAGGAATTTTTTCCCAATGTTTGTTTAGCTTGGCCCATTCTGCTATAACTGCTTTTAAGACATCTTGATCAACGTACCAATATATGCCTTTTTCAAATGCTTCTATCATTCTTGTGCTAAACAAATCTCTAAATTGCATTCCATCATCATCTATTCCTAAACACAATGCACTTGCAATAAAAACACCAGGATCTTTTGGCTTGGGCATTACTGCAACGTATTTTGTTAAGTGCCTAAAATCATTTGTATGAAATCCGTTACGCAAAATTGTATCGCAATCAATTTGAAAGATATGTTGATGTGGATTTTTAAACAATTGATTCAATCTCATAAATCTTACACTTGCTAGATATGTCCGCCTTGCAATATAATCCAAGTCATCTGTTTTAAAAATATGTCTACCTTCTTTCATTCGTTGATGATTTTTATCTAAGTTTGCATAAAAGTCTTTTGTTACTGTTTCGTATGTATAGGTAAATTTATAATTATTTTGTAATTGATCTAAAACGTTTTTATTCATATTACCTTCATTGATAATATGACAATGTACATGCACCCATCCTACAGTTCTATTAATACTTTGTTGCAAAGCATATCCATGCCTATCAAAGTAGTCATAGTCGCAACTAAAAAATACAATGTCCTTGCAATCTTCTGGTACACATCTTCCTTCTAATGGTGGTAATCTAAACATCTGGACTTATTCCCGGTCTATGGCCAAGCACTGCATTCTTTTCGCCTTTGCCTAGTTTTCTTATCATTCTATACCCTAATGGCATTAGAATATCTCTTATACTATCTCGCTTATATCCATAACGTTCAGGATGATCTTTTCGTTCGTATAAGATAATTGGTTTATACTTTTCAATTGTTTTTAATGCACCTTTTATAACTAAAGGTTCATAACCTTCTGCGTCTATTTTTATAAAATCAACATTTTGTATTTCAAAACTATCTAAAGTTTTAATTTTGTATTTTCCTGTTTTCTTATCAGGATCTACATGAGTACCAAAACTTTTGTTTGTTGTTTTTATGTCAACATCTTTTTCTACATCACCTATACCAACAGGATGAGTTGTACAGTTGTGAACACCTTTCATGTTTAAGTTATGATGTAGACAAGGAAGTAAATTTGTGTTTACTTCAAAAGCATGTACATGTTCAAATGACTGGCTCAATCTAAATGCTGTAATTCCAACATGAGCTCCTATATCAACAGCGATACGTAGTTTTGCACAATGAGATATTGCTGTCTGTAATTCAATGTTTTGATATTCTTCTATTTTTCCCATGCCCTGTTTCTTGGCACTTTTCAAACAAATATCGTCTTTAATGGTTTGCCAACCATCTAATGTAATATAATTCATCTCTTTACCTGATACTTAAATGTACAACGCCATGCGGTTCCGTCTTCATAGTCGTCTCTACTAAACTGACTCCAAGCGATATGTTCTAACATTGCCATTCTGTCAAAACCAAATTGATTGTTCCAATGTTGCACAGCACTTTGGCCTAGTATTTCTATAGGTTTGCCCAAGCACAGAGATTCGACTGCGGCCATGCTGTGATAGGTTATAACTTTTTTTGCTTTTTTTATCATAGGAAGAATTTCCTGCCACCTTTGCTTTCTTTTTCCTATTTTTTCTCTTATTACTAAAGGACCTTGTCCTTCATAGTATTTAATAGTTTTGGTTCTCCACGAATCGTAATCTTGTCCCATATATCTAAATATATTACTTTGATTAGGCATGACCAATAGATTATAATCGCCATCTGCATTCCATTCGCCCCACAGGCTATCGTCAAGTTCAAGAAGCTTTCTTCTACTTTCTTTTACTGGACGTACAACAGTATTTTGTAATGAATTGTAACTTATTCTATAGTGCATAGGTCTTTTGTGCTTATGGTTGCCTATGTAACCATTGTCAATATGAAAAAAATTTATTGACTTGTCTTTAGTAATTGCATCAAACACCCAATCATCAAATGGATGACTAAATGCTAGATATCTATCTTTTTCTATTTCTTCTGATTTTGTGATTGTCTTTACATCACAGTGTTTGTAAAGAAAACTGAATATTTGTCCACGTAATAATTTGCTATTTTCTGGTACCTGAAACTTATAGTGTTGCATCTTCCATGCCTGCTACTCTTAACTTGACTACATTGGTTATTTGCCACTGTTTTTGGTCAAGTCCTTTAAGCAAGCCGAGCCACTTGTTTCTTAATAGTGCAAATTCGTTTATGATTTTTTCATAGTCAACTACATCTGCTTCACCGTCAACGTACTTCTCAACGTCTCTACTAGACAAAGCTCTTTGATAATTTTCAAGATATTTTTTAAAAAATGTGCTACGCAATCTGCGTAACTCGATATTTAGATAATTTAGGATTGCTTCTATTTCTTGTAGCTGATGGAATCTGTGTTCAACGATGCCGGGCATTTCTGCCGCGGCACGTTCAACATTACCTTTTAACTTAACTTCGTTTCTTGCCTGTGTTAATTCAGCTTCGAAATGATTAATTGCATCAGGAATCTTGTTTATGTCTCTAGCTACTTCAGAGTACCAACCCATTAGTCATCCCATTCATCATCTTCAGCATCGTTAACTTCGTCGATGTCCAAATAATAATTTATTGCAGTATCAAGAAAATCACAACTACCAATTGCTTCTCTAAAGTCCGAATCTTGTGCTCCATAGTCAGCACAAGTATCTACAAAACTTTCAGCAACAATTTCTATTTGTTTTTTATCAATACTATCTTTAAATGTGTTCCAAAGGTCAACAATAAGACTGCTTTCCATTAAGTTTA